AACCCGCCGTGGTCTCCGGGGACGCATGACGGGCTAATTCCTGTGCCACCCGCAGGTCCCCGGAAGTGTCGTTGACGTCCGATCCGACATTCCCGTCCATTCGATTGTCCGTGAGGAACGGGGCTTAAAACGCCTCTGACACCTGATCAGCAGGGCAATAATGATGATCAGTAGGACGTCTGTGAGTGTCGCCCTCATTCGTGGTGTGCGTCCGCGTCCGCGGCGTGGGTGGCAATCTTGGCGTCGACGTCGGCGCCTGACATTCCACCGCCACCACCCGTCCCGATCAATTCCTTGAGTTCTTCGGCGAGTCTCTCGAGATCGGCTTTTTCCGCCAACAGGTTACGGACCCAATAGGACAGGTTGTTTTCCGAGTTCTTCAACACGAAGGCGCCGTCGGCGTTTTTCGCTATCGAAATCACCTGATGGATTTCATACAGTTGTTGGGCCTGTTCGGGTGTCATGTCTCCGTCTCCTAACCCTGCGCGCAGGTCTTCGATACACCGTTTGTCGTCGTTCCAATACGGGTCCGTTTTCCGGGCCGTCCATTCCGCGTGAGAGATCACGTTTCCCGGGTCGAGATTCCAATACTCGAGTACGACGTTGGTGGCGGTGATGATGGCGTCGTATTGGACGGCGGGGATGATCGACCCGTTGCCTGGGTGGTCGTTCTCGAAATTCCAGAAGTAGGGGTTGCCGTTGGTGTCGTCGGATAGTCCCCGGTCTTTGGCGTTGGCGGAGGGTGGGGTTCCCGCCCGTACTTCCTTGAGAACCTTGGAAGACCCGTTCCCCGAGGAATAGTTGGTTGCTTCATATGCGACCACCCACACCGTCCCGTCGGGTTTGGTGTTCATGTTGCATTTGATCTTTCCCGAATCGTGGCCTGCTAGGTCGTCTACGGGATAGGGGACGGGCGGCGCGGTGTGATGATGCATGACACCGACAGGTTGACCGTCCGCCCATCCGCCGCCCCGGGTCTCCCACCCGCCATACGCTTTCACCGTCAACCCTGCGGCTTTCAAGGCGTTGTAGAGCTCACTGGCGCCCATTGTCGTCCCTGACTAGACGACGGACCCAACGGATGATGAAGGCGCCCACCAATAATCCCAACCCGGCGCCGAACCCGGCCACCCCGAATGCGGCCAAGGTCTCGAGAAACGTCAAACCGTTCAACTAGGCTCTTCCGCCTTCTCCGGTTTGGGAAGGGTCTTCCTGTCCCACACCAGGACACCGTCTTTCTTGTATCCGTCCTTCCCCGGCGACAACCCGCGTCCCCGGGATTGCATCAGGTCCGCAGGGGACATTCCCAGATAGTCCGCGGCTTCCTCAAGGGTCAGAGTTCTCGGTTGGGTGGTCTTCTTCTTAGCGGTTGGCATGTTTCCTCCTATGCCTTGATGATGTAGTGAAGGGCGATGAACGGTGGGTTTTCTGCGGCGCCCGTCCCGCCCGCCGCGGTGGACCCGGAGACGGTGTGGGAGTGGGTACCCGCGGAGTCGGTGTCGGTGGCGTGAGTGTGGGAACCTGCGGACCCTGACGTGATGATCCCAAGGTTGAAGTCGTGGGTGTGGGAACCCGTCGACGACGTCGTCCCCGAAACCGAATGGGAGTGGCTGTCGGCGACGGTCTGGGTTGGTGATACGGCGTAGGTAGCGGAGGTTGTCGCCGCGGCGCTAGTGGTGTCCGAGAAGGTGTGAGCGTGAGACCCTGCGCTAGCGGTTGTCCATTCGGGCGGGTTGACGTCGTGGGTGTGGGCGCCTGCGGACCCGGTGGCGGCGGGATGGTCGTGTGATCCTGTCGAAGACGTGGTCAACCCGGTGGCGCCGTGAGTGTGGGCGGCGCCGTCGACGGTCCCGCCCGTAGCACCCAACGTCGACCCTGTCCCCGAGGTGGCGACACCCATGGGGAAGCGTTGGCGGAGTTGGGGAAGGTTGAAGGTGGTCGACCCGTCCCCTGCGCCAAAGGTGGTTCCGATCACGGCGAACAATGCGGGATAGGTGGTCCGGGAGACGGCTTGACCCTGACATAGCAACCACCCGGGCGGCGCCACCCCTGCGGCGAACGGGACGACAACCCCTGTCGGCATCAGCGCCTTCCAGGTGGCGCCGTGGAAGACCAGGACGTCTCCGGTATCTTCCATGTAGGCGAGGTCCCCGCCCGCAGGCGTCGGGTTCTCCGCACTACGGGTGGACACGTTGTCATAGCGTTGGACCGTCCGGTCCCGAATGTCGTTGCCCCATTCGGACGGGATGATCTCGTTCATGATCTGGTCGGGCATCTCGGGCATTAGAAGGTTCCTTCGAAGGTTTGCGCGTCGTCTAGGCGGAAGGTGGCTTGAAAGTCGTTGGCGGTGATAGCCAACTCGAGACCCATGACGTGTACTTCCTTCTCATACTCCCAACCCCACGGTGTCGCCACCCGCACCGACCAACGGTCCCCGAACATGGTTTCGTAGACCAGGTCGTTGAAGTCGGGGTTGTCGGCTAGGGCGATAGAAACCGAGTCGACCCGCGCCCTGTCGTCTTTGAAGGCGGCTACATGACGGGCGGCGAGGAAGGCGAGCTCGGAGTCGTTGTTGTTTTCGAAGTCGGTTCGTTGGTAGGACCGTTTCCCGAACAGGGTTTGTGAGGTGGCGTCTTCGGAGGATTGCATTTCCCCACCGGAACGGGCGAATTGGGCCACGTTGACTATCCGGGCGGCTTCATGCGAGATTTGAAGTCCGAGGACGTGGGCGCCCGTCGACCCGGACGGAATGTCCGTATAGCCAATCCAGGCTTGGACGTCCGTCGAACGGGTGTCGGTGGTCAACCAATCTCGAGATTTGAAGACGGGCCGCCCCTGGGAGTCGGCGTAGAAGATTCCGCCTTCGGCGTCCGCGGCCCGTTGACATTCCTCAAACGTGGATTGTGCCAGGGCGGACGACGACATCTCATGAACCCCGGTTTGTATCTGGGACCGATCACCCGTATATCCGAAACGGTCTAACGCGGCGTCAACCCGTTCGTCTGTCATCTGTACTCCGGTGGCGACTTCCAACATGACAGGGTTGAACGCGGCCCACACCGCCCCCATATCCGAACATTGGATCGAGGTTTCGATGTTGAAGCCTGCGGCATCGTGGGTGTCGTTGGTGGCGTCGATCTGGCCGGTGAACAAAGGTCGTTTCACCTCGTCGGTGTCGACCACGATCAACCGGATTCGGCGTCCCGGGCGGAAGGGAAGGTGGAAGGCGTCGACCAGGGAATCGGGTGTGAAGACGCCCGTCGTGTCGTCTACGACGATATTCAGGGTGGCGGTGTCGAATCTCTCACCCCAACGGGTGGCGCCTGCGTTGATCGAGGCGGAAAGCACATATTGGCTTATGTCGGTCCAATTGGGGTCTAGCGAACCCCAGGTTCCCACGTCCCATAACGACTCGTCCCAGAGGGCGAAGGTGGCGCCCTCTAACCCGGTATCGATTTCGACTCGGACGTCCAAGGGACCGCCCAACCATGACAGGACTTGTCCGGGTGGGGGAAGGGTGACCGTCATCTCAATACCACAATTCGAGGGTGGCGCCCGCGCCGGCCACCGCGGAAAGCCAAAAGTACAGGGAGACGACGACGATTCCCGCGCCACCGTTGCCACCCGCCGCGGCCCCGGACCCGTTCAGGGATAGCGCACCGCCGCCACCGCCGCCATAGGGACGTCCGGGTTGTCCTGCGCCTGCGTTCCCACGCGAGGCGCCGCCCATGCCATAGAAGGAATGTCCACCCCATCCGCCTTCCCCGGTGGTGGCGCTAATACGGATGGCGGACCCGCCCGAACCACCGGGGACGGTGAAGTCTCCGGTGTCGGTGGTGGCGGCAACCCCAGGCGAACCCGCCCCGGTGTTGTTGGAAGCCCCGAACGACCCTGCCCCGGCACCGCCGCCACCGCGGACTTCACTCGAGATCGTGTCGAAGACTGAGGCGCCGCCATCGTTTCCCGCCGCGGCGGACACCCCGGTTCCGCCTGCGCCCACGGTGACGGCTTCGGTGGTGTCCAGGTCGGAGACGACAACCAACGATTTGGCGTATCCGCCTGCTTGGGCGCCGTTACCCACCGCGTTTTGCCCTGCGGCGGTTGCCACCACCCCACCGCCTGCGCCACCGCCACCCTGACATTCGACTTCGATGGCGGACAACCCGGGATAGGACGCCTTGGTGAAGGTTCCCGACGACGTGAACCGGACTTGTCCGCCGTAGGCGTATCCGGTGGCGGTGGCCGGTGGCGTATACGAGTCGGGAAGGTCGACGGCGAGAACCATTGCCCCGTTGGTGGTCCGGATAGCCCGGAGACCCGGATAGGACGCCTTGGCGAAGGTGCCTGACACCGCCACCGTCCCACCCAACGTCAACCCGTCGAAGATCGGGTCTCCGATATGGTCCCGGTTCCACACCCCTTGCTTCATGCCACCGTCCTTATCGGTATCGGCCCGTTGGCCCGTTCAAACCGTTGAAGTGCCTGGACGACGGCTTTAGAGATCGCGTTCGGGTCCGCCCCTAACCCTGCGTTGATAGTGATATAGACGGGCGCCGCGGAGGTGGCCCGTCCCGGTGGTAGGACGGTTTCGCCGTCTCGGAGTAGGGCTAGCCCTTCCCGTCTCCCGCCTTGGGCGTGGAACACTCCGCCATCATGGAACAGGGGAATGTTGGGTGTCGACACCGTGATCTTCGGTATGGACACTCCGAGGATTTTCCCGCCGCCAATCGAAATCGAAAGGTTGTTCCATTTCCGGATGATCCAGTTGACCGCGGACCTGAAGGCGTTTTTGATCCCGTCCCACATACCCGAGACGGCGCTCGAGATTTTCGACGGCAACCCGCGGAAGAAGGCGACGATGTTGTTCCAAGTGTTGATGAGGAAGTCTTTCACCGCCCGGGCGCCCGCCTTGATCTTCTCCCAGTTCTCTTGAATCAGCTTGGGCAGATTCCATTTGGCGAAGAACCCGGATATGGCTTCCACAATGGATTTGATGGTCGACTTGATCCAATTCCACACCGCGGCGGAGGTCTGTTTGATCCAATCCCAGGTCTTTTTGAGGAAGGCGACGATCTTGTCCCAGTTCTTGACGATGATGATCACCAGGGCGATGACCGCGGCGATAAGCAGAATCCACGGGTTAGCCATGAACAGGGCTTGAAGCGCCTTGAACGCCAACCCGACCTTTTGCATTCCGAGAACCATGGTCGGCCACAGGGTGACCAGCTTTCCGACGATCAACAGGAAGGGTCCGAGGGCGGCGACGACGGCGATGACGATCCCAACCACCTTCTGCGCCGCAGGGTCGAGATTCTGGAACCATTCGACCACCTTCGACACCTTCTCAACCACCGTCTCGACAATGGGGAGAAGCATGGACCCGAAGGTCTCCGCAAGGTCCGCCATCCGCAGTTGCATGAGTTGGGCTTTCCCCGCCGCGGTGTCCATGTTGGCCGCGGCGGACCCGCCCATCTTCTCGGTTAGGTCGTCTTGAATGTCGGTGAAAGACTTGGTCTCGCCTGCGGCGTCTTTGGTCTCGATCCCCAGTTTCCCCAGGGCGCCCACCTGTCCGTTCATGCCCTTGATGAATGCGGCGCCCACCGTGGTCGCGTCCTTCCCGGTTTGGGCGGCGGTGTCATACGCCAACGCAGTCATCCGTTGGGCGTCTTCCACAGAGGCGCCCGCGGCGATGAAGGACTGTTCCATGGTCCGAATGTCCGAGTCGGCGACACCAATCGAATTCTGAAGACTCGAGACCCACTCTTCGTTTGACTTGATCATGGCGTCGTTGGCGGCGGGTATCCGTTTCGTGATCGTGTCCGCCAACGAATCCATCTGTTGCTCTTCTTCCGCCGCGGCTTTCACCGCCACCGCCGCCCCTGCGACAATGGGAAGGGTCAACCCTGCGGTGAGACCCGCCCCCACCCCGGCCACCTTGTCCCCGAACCGTTTCGTCTCGCCTTCCGCCGTCTTCAACGCCCCGGACAGTTTCGAGGCGTCCCCGATAATCGAAACCTTGATCGCGGTGTCAGCCATTTAGCGTCTCGATTCCTTGACTAGGCGTTCATGATGGGCCAGGAACTGGGTCATCTCCGCCTGGGTCAACCCCCAGACTTCTTCAGGGGACAGGTGGTAGGTGGCGGCGAGCTCGGGCATTATCCGCTCGACCCTTCCCCGGAGGGTTCCGGACCTTTTGGGAACAACGCCTTCTCCAGGTCTTCCAAGTCGAGGTCAAACTCGTCCAACTCGACTTCAGGGTGAAGGGTCTTCAACTTGACGTAGATGAGACCTTGAATGATCTTCGGTGAGGTCAGGTTGGCGGCGCCGTCCAACCCTTCCGAGACGATCCGGGAGAAGGTGTCTTCCCCCAACACGGTCTCGAGACGTACAGACTCGCGCATGGTCAGAGTGTCCAGACTGAGGTCTATGGTCACCGTCTCCGACGTCCCGTCGGGTTTGTCCAGGCGGACGTTGATATCAGGCAAACGAATCCTCCCATACCGTCTCAACGAAATCGTGAATCATGTCCTCGTACTCGCGGATGATCCGATCCGACTCGGCTTCAATCGTGGGGATCATGAAAGGGTGACCCGGATAGGCGCCCGGATATCCGCCGTATTCGGATATCCCCGCGTAGTTGTACGGTTTCAACCCGACACCCGCCCGTATCAACGCGGCCCGTTGCGTTCCCGAAGGTTTGACCGAACCGGCCAGTTTCCCCGTCCTGCGTGGCGCCCGCGCCCGGGCTTTGTCGGCGACGGGTTCGGCTAACGCCTTGTGAATCTTGGTGAGACCTTTAGCAAGGTCTTTGTCCAGTTTGCGTAGGTTCTTCCGAAGATCGTCTAACCCTTCCACCTGTACTTGCGGCTTCGCCATTTCACGGCGCGGCGGGTGTGTAGGTGATGATCCCTGACGTGGTGGCTTCTATCGACCAATCCCATTCGCCGTCGGCGTTGGCTTCAATCGTGTAGTCCGAAAGGACGCAGTCACCCTCATACATTCCGCCGTCGGTGGGACCTGCGGCGTCCCCGATTTGGAGTGAGAAGGCGATAGGGGCGTCAGAGTCGAAGGCGGATTGAAGGTCGGCGACCTGTTCCGCGGAGACATGCCCGTTCGCGGAGAAGGTGCCGAGACGTTGCCCACCCAACGAATGTTGATGGGTCGACCCGAAGGTTGGCTTCGCTAACAGGTTCCGGGTTTGGGATAGCGACACCACCGACCCAATCGCCGAAATGTTGTCGGCGTTGAGGGTGACGGTTGCCTTGTATCCAGGAATGAAGGTGGGACTAGTAACCATGTTTCTCCTATCAATCGGTGTCCCCGTATTTGAAGACGACTTCGTTTAGCGAGACGACGGTCTGTGAGTTCTCGAGATTGAACCTTCTCGGCCCTGACGCCCGCCGCCAGACGGCACCGTTTCGGACCACGGTTCGGCGTACCCGAAGACTCAAGTCGCGCATCTGGTCGATACCAACCGCGGGTTCCTTGATCGACACCGCCACCAGGACGTCCCACCGTTCCTCAACCGTCCCATGGGTGGCGGGTGTGAGGAACGGGTCACCGGGCGCCACGATCACCGCAGGCGGGACCACCGTTCCCGGAAGCGCCGACGAGAAGACGACGTCGTCTTCAAACTCGAGTTTCAAGGCGTCGATCAGGGTTGAGATCATGCGACACCAAACGCCTTCGATATGGCATGGATCACCCAGGATTCCGCCGCGGCGATAGCCCGGTCAATATCGGGGAGACGGTTGGTGGGGAAGGTCGCCGGGTCGAGTTGTAGCCCGTTGCGTATCACGTCGTCGGGTGTCACCAACCCGGCAATATCCACAATGTCGTATACGCCTTGGAACCCGAACAGGTATTCGCGTATCTGATAGTCGGGACGTATCACCGCAGTACCGAATTCGGACGGGTCACCCCAGGCGCCCATGGGCGCCGAAGGCATGACGTATAGACGTGTCGCCTTCCAGATGATCGCTAGACCGATACGGTCTACGTCTTCTTGGGTGGGTGTGGGGAGTGTCAACCCTTCCCCTTCTTAGGCCGCATGCTTGAGAATCCCCGCCGGATAGAGGGGAAGGAAAATGGTTGCCCCCAAGATTCCAATATCCCGTCCCATGAGCGCAACGTTGGTCGAGGTCACCGTCAACGGCGGTTTCTCCGCCTTCCGCAATGCGGTGGTGTTGAATTGGACGTCAACCGTCGAATACGGCGAATGGAAGGCGGCTATCCCGCCAACGTTGACCGACTCGGCGACGAAGTCCGGACCCGCCCCAAACGAAATCGACGGTTGGCTTGGATTCAACAATCCCACCAGCGCCTGCCATGACGCGGTTGTGAGCGCGAGACGGTCCCCGGGTGCGCCGGTTGCGGTGCGGATTGCCGCGGACGCGGAGACCACGTCGGCGACGAAGGCGGGCCAGGTGGCGGTGTCCAAGGCGTCCCCGCTAGCAGTAGCGGACGCTTCCACGTCCGAGACGAATTCGTCTTCGGTCACAATCGCGTATTGGGCTTGAAGGTCGGTAGCGATCACTTCCAGGACGGACGGAGACGATTGGGAGATCAACTCCAGGGAGACGTCTACACCACCGGCGAACCATTCCATGGCATAGGTCGCCTGGGTGATCGTGAGCTCGCGAGACGGAATCTCGGTTTTCTCACCGGACCTTTTGGCAACCACCGTCGACTGGGTCCGCCTGGGGAACACCAACCCGTACCCGCTATCGGGGAACCCTACGGTTCCCGCCGCGGCGAAGAAGGGACGGCGGGAGTCGAGAACCCCTAGCAATTCGGGGACGAAGGTGTTGAACAAAAGCCCTTCCGCGTTCCCGGTCCCGGTTCCGATCACGTCGGCGAGGGCGCGGTTTTCGGCGGGTTTGTCCGCCACCATCCGCAACGCTTCGGCGAATGCGGCGTTCAAACTGATAGACGGCTTGGGGTCGTCGGCGAGTGCCAACGCGCCGATCTGGTTTCGTATCTCCCGGAACCCGGTCTCCATCCGGGTCTCGAGACCCGCAATGTCGGGGACGACGACTTCTTCAACGACGTCTTCCACGACGGCTTCTTCTGTTTCCATATCCTTCCCTTCCTTCCGTACTGACAGCACACCCGCGCCCGCGTAGGCGGGGAATGTGACTAGTGACGTCTCGCGGAGACGGGCGCGGGTGTGGACCCGTACTCCCTTCCTGTTTTCGAAGACGTCAGGTTCGAACCCGACAGAAAGTCCACGGGTGATTCCGTCCCGGGTGAGCGATAGGGCTTCCCGGGCGCGTTCGGTGTCGGCGAGACGGAACACCGCCCATGCGCCGTCGTCGCGTTCGTCCAGGGTGACCATCCGTCCCACGGGTTGGGTTGGGTCGTGTTGCCACAACATGACCACGTCTACAGGGTCGACGTCGGAGAAGACGCCACGGGCGAAAGACTCGAGACCTTCCCCAACTGTGACCGTCTCGCCGTAGGGGACTATCCGTCCTTCCAGGGTTCGCCCGTCCCCGTCTTCTTCCGCCCGTAACGTCAGGTTTAGGGCTAGGTCAAGGTATTCCAATGTCCATCTCCTCAAGGTCGAATCCGGATTCGGTCAACGCGGACGGGACGTCTAACCCTGCTTCGGTCAACGTCTTTAGGGCGGCGGTGCGGGTGGCGAGGTCTTCCCGGTATAACGGGCGGGTGTCGAATCTGATCTCGGGTTGGCCGGGAAGGGACACCCAGGCTTCTTCGATCACCCGCAGGTAGGCGTTCAAACACCATTCGACGAAGTCGGCGCCGATAGCGGCCAGGTTCCGGTATGTGATCGAAGACGACCCGCCTTGGATCGACACTTCCAACATGTCGGAGGGGATATGGAAGATACGGGCGACTTCTTGGGCGTTGGACGCCCGGGTCGCCAACCATTCGATGTCCGCAGGGGAGAGTTCCACGGGAACATATTTCATGCCACCCGACAGGATCGCCGTCGACCTGACACCCGCCCGGGCGTTGTGCCATTGGTCCCTGAGCTCGGTTGCCTCGTCGGTGGTCAACGCGGTAGGTACTTCGATCACCCCGGAGGGAACCCCGCTAGCGGCGAACAGGGACGAACCCCACGACTCGGACCCTGCGGCGCCTTCCCAGGTGAGACGGGCGGCTTCTATCGGGGACAACCCTTCCAACTCGCCGGGACGCGGGTGGAACCGTAGGTGTCGGATACGCCCCGACGGGATGGTTCGCCCTTGGAAGGTGTAGACCCGGACCCGTCGTCCAAAGGCGTCGTCCCATGCAACCCCTATATCCTTAGCGGGTAGGACTTGCATGGAATCGACACCCCGTTCGGTCTCCGTTAACAGCCAGTAGGCGTCCCCGTGGAAGCACAGAGACCAAGTCGTGTCGAAGAAGAAGTTGAACCGGGTGTCGAACGGGTCCGGCTTGCGGGACAACGGTGTCGAGGTGTGGGTGTCGAGGCGTCCCACCGTGGCCGATATCAGGTCGGTGGCGGCGTAGATGGCGGGGACGGCTTCAGGGTCCAACCATCCGTGGACCTGATGCCACACCACGGCGTCGAGTTGCCATTCCAACGGGTAGGCGGAAGGGTTGGTGTCGGTGTGACGGGTCTCAAGAACCGGGGAAGGGTCAGCGAAAAACCAATCGTGAATCCTTCCCATATTTTGGGAATGTAATTCCAGGAAATGTCAGTGTCTAGTCCCGAATCACATGGTTGGCATTCAAGAACTGTTCGCCGATATAGCGGGTGTAGGCGGGTGGGACCGCGTCCGCGATCTCCTGGGATTCTGTCATCCAAGGCACCTCTAGCAGACGGCGCCCTTCTTCTATCGTCTTCCAAGTCCTGATGACACTCTTCCCGTTGTAGTTGCCGTTGTTCCGGTATCGGTAGACGTGGCGTCCGTCGGGTTTCCCGTAGACGCCTATCGGCTTCACGGTTCGTCGGGCGGGGTAGACGAGTAGAAGCCAATTGGTCTCGAAATGGCGGGGACGGTTCACCCCCAACCCGAACATTCCCCCATGCAAGGTCACCGTCGGTTCCATCAGGTGTATGGCGCCGGGGACGTTTTCGATCACCCACGGCGTCTCGAGATCATGGAACCATTCCCGGGTTGGGGTTAGAAGGTCGGGCCAGGTGTCCGCCTTGGTCCCCTGGTTGCGCCAACGGGCCGACATTTGAGTGTGGGCTTGACAGGGTGGGGACGCGTGGATCAGGTCGAAGTCTTCCAGGCGGACGGGTGAGCTCAGGGCGTCGGCCTGTATGAAATGGAACGGATAGCGGGGTTGGGGTTCGACGTCGATACCGACAATGTCTGTGAATCCGGCTTGGTGGTAGCCCATGGCGGCGCCACCTGCGCCGCAGAAGAGGTCTAAAAGTCTCAATGTATGGCGTAGATCGGCGACGGTCTATCCGCTAGGTAGACGGCCCGGGCGGTGGCGGTGACTGCGGGTATCGGTTCGACACCGCGGGTAATCCACCATCGTCCTTCGGTGGTCTCCCGCCGTCCCGCATAGGCGAGTTGTTGGGCAACCGCGGCCCGTCCCGGGTGGGCTAGCCGTCCCGTGGCGCACAGGTCATAGAGGGTTTGGCATGAGGTCACCCATTGGCGTCCGGTGACGGGTGTCATGGGGACACCCCGGGCGGCGAGAGTCGAGGCGAGTTGGTCGGTTGTCCACGGGTCGAACCCGACCACCACCGGCTTCAACTCTTCGATCAGGGACGCTACGTCGTCCTCTAACGACTCGAGTGGCCCCGTCTTATACATGACCAGGTCGGTGCCAATCCGTCCGTCTGAGGTCTTCCATGCGGCCACACATGCGGCGCTAGCACGATCCGGGTCGACGTCGACGTCCAGGCACACCCGCCCCGGTGGTGGGCCAAGGTTCGGGTCGAAGGCTTCCTCCCATAGCGGCGCAGGGATGGCCCGGGTGGTGGTGACGTCGACCCACCGGCACAGGACTTCGGTTTGGAAGGCTTCCGGTGTCAGGGTGGCGTGAAGGTGGGCTATCCGTTCGAAGTCGATCAGGGTCCCCAACGACGGGTTGGCCTGCGCCCACGCTTCCGGGTCCGAATCTGACAAGGTCGGGTCCGCGGACCATTCCAGCCATGCGAGGGTTGGGTCGTTGGCTAGCCCACGGTCCCGCAGGTTGTTGAGGACTATCGAATCAGGGTCTCCCGCATTGGACGCATACCAGACTTGGGGGTTTCTCGAGGTGTTGGTTGTCGGCAAGATTGCGGACAGGAAGGCGGTGTTGTCGTACTCGCGTATCTCGTCCAACACGATCAGGTCGGCATGATGGCCCCTGGGGGCTTCGGGACGTGGCGCCACTATCCGATACACCCCGCCGTTGGCGAGACGGACGGCTTCCTGTCCGTTGGCCCGTCGTGGTCTCCCGGCGAGACGAGACGGAAAGTGAGTTTCCAGAGTTTCCGCTATTTCGAGGAAACTCTCCCGGGGAAGGTCCCGGTTCTGCGCCGAATGCAAGATCGACTCACCCCATAGCAACAACCCGGTGAGAATCCGCATGTTGAGAACCCCGCCCGTCTTCCCATTCTGACGGGCCACCGCCACCGCCACGTCCGGATACGCCCACCGTCCGTCTTCGACTTCCAACCCGACTTCTAGGGCGTGGGCCTGCCAGTCGAGTAACGGGCGCCCGATCACCTCGCCTACGGCGCGTGCGTGGGCGCCATAGCTAGGACGGTTCGTCCGCGACGTTCCCAGGCGGTTGCGGGACCATCTCGAGGATTCGACCAAAGGCGTCGTCAATAGCGTTCTCCCACAATCCCAGTCGGTGACGTGCTAACGCAGTCAACCCCAATTCTCCGAGAAGTTGACGGGCGTTGGCAACCTTCTCCGGGTCGAACGACACCGTCCCGTCCAACGACCCTTGACGGGCTTGGGTGTCGAGGTCCCAGGCGACATAGCGGAGAAGTTTCACCGCCGCCATATCCGAAGGCTTCAACCATTCGGCGTCCTTGACCGCGGAGACGACGGCGAGTTCAAGGGCGGAGGGGTAGTGGCGCCTAGCCCGGGTCAACGGGCCACGTCCCGTCCCAACGGCCCCGGGTCTCCGAGGTCTAGCCCTGTCGTCTTCCGTTTCTTGTAATTCGATTCGGATAGAGGGGAAGAAGAGTCGTGGGGAGAGAGAGGACAAGGCGTCGAGGTGTCCGCACCCCCTACGTCAGAAAAAAACGCCTTGCTTCCCTTGGCCCGGTTACACCCCGCGCATGCGGCGACCAGGTTGGACGGATGGTCCGCGGCACGACCCGCCTTGGAACGCGGGACGATATGGTCGACGGTTGTTGCCACCCCGCCGCAGTACCCGCAGGTGTACCGATCACGGGCCAAGATCAGTTCACGGAGACGTCTCCATTTCCTAGTGCTACCCGTCTTCCTCAACAGGCTCAACGTCTAACCCCAATCCACTCGGCGAGGTCGGCGCCGTGTGAGCTCGGACGTTTAGAGGGGACACGTCGGCCCGTCTTCCTGATCACACCACGTCGGGCCGCGGCGTTGATCAGGGCACCAACGGCACCGTTGGCATGGTCGCGTATCTGGCCCGTGGGTAGCCCACATACGGCTATCACGTCTTCGGAGGTGAAGGGGACCATGTATGACGCCAACCGTTCTATGGCGGCGACGAAGGCGTCCTTCCATTCCGGGTAGGACCGATAGGCGGTTTGGATCGCCTGTTCCATACCCGATTCCTTGAACTCGAGACCTTGTAGAAGGTTCATTTGCACAGGGTCTCGGTGGGTCATGGTTGACCCTGACCGCGGGTGTTGTCGTCACTTCCCCTACTTGTCCGATCAGGGTCAACCACGCTTAGATGATCCCGGGTCTTCTGGTCTTCGATTTGGCCGGCGCGGAGACGGTGGGTGTGCGGGTCGAGGTCGTCCAGGTCTTCCAAGGCTTCCAACCCTTCCCAGTCGAAGTCGTCCTCCCGTGAGGCCCGTCCCGCTAGAAGCATGATCAGGACGCCCACCGCGGCGATAGCGAAGGACGCCAAGATCAGGACGTCAACCACGGAGAATCTCCGTCACCTCGTCTATGTCGTTGGGACGCCACACATAGACTTCGACGGGTGTCTCCCGGAGACGCGCAATCCATGTTTCCTGCGCGTTAGAGACCTTCCCGGTGATGGTCTTCAATTCGGCGAATATGAGACGGTCCCCGCGTACCAATACAAGGTCGGGGAAGCCTGCGGCGGACCTTCGGGAATCTCGGGTGTGATAGGGCAACCACCCGAAGACGTGGGCTAGTTGGGTGACATGACCCAAGAAGTCTTCTTCGGTGACGGTGGCGAAAAGTACAGGCGGACGGGTCATATCGCTAACTCCGTTTGGTGTCCCTTAGTGGTCTCACAACGGACGCACATGACCACTAGAGGCCCGTCGTCCAACTTCTCGAGGGACATTGGCTTATCGCATTTCGGGCACCGTTTGAGACGCGACTCACCCTCAAGGTTCCACGGTTCTACGGATACTGGCTCACGGTGAGACCCGGTTTGAGACCCGGTTTGATCCCTGGACCGTGGCTCAACCCGGGTCTCAATCTGCGTCTCGGCCCGGGTGTCAATTTGATTCCCCGCGGGTGGCCCGTCCCGGGTTTGAGACCCTGGGGCAACCGTTGGGGGAACGGGTGAGGCGTGGGTCTTCAAACCCGGGAGACGGACCGCGTAGGTGACGGTCCCGGTGAACTGTCCCCGACGGTTCCGCCCGGGCCATTCCAGGACTTCCAACAACCCCATATCACGGAGTTTGTTGGTGGCCCGGGTGACCGTTGCCGGTGACAATCCGGTCTCGTCACATATCGTCGTCCGGGAAGGACGGGCGTTCTCGCCTTCCCGGTTGGCATGGTTCCCGATAGCGAGAAGGACGAAACGTTCATTGGTGGACAGAAGGTCCGCAGGCAAACCGAGGACCGCGGACATTGCCTGGATACTCACGACGCGAGGCGATACCTGTGGGGTTGGGCTTCCCGCTCGATCTCGATAAACCCTGCGTCTTCCAATCGGACCACGGAGACCTTCGCCGTCTCCAACGACACACCCGCGAGCTCGGCCAACCCGCCACGGGTGGGACGTTCCAACCCGCCACGGATGAAATGCGATAGCGCCAGGTAGATACGGACGTCGGATGGGCGCAGGTCTCGAGAAAACGCCAAGTCGTAAGGGACCAATAGGGCGGCGACTTCCGAGTCAGTCAGAACCATTCTTCCACCTTCCCGGACGGTGGCGCCGTAACCAATTTTTAGTTACGGTTGGTGCTACCTTGACCCACTACGATCAATGGAATTATTTCCGCGGTAGCTCAATCCACCGTCACGTCAACT